CGCTCACCCGCCGCGCCTTTAGCCCGACTATTGATTTTGCCCATTGGTTGGGTTTAGCTGTCAACCCATACCAGTGTCGAGATGTATTTTAATCTATTTTAGTTACGCCAAGTCTTATTAGCTCTGCTAATATCATCATTAAATCGTCTAATCATTGCCATCATAGTCAGTTTCTCAACTATCTTCTTGTTCTTCTTGACCCAAGCCACAGCCTCGTCAAAGGATTCTGCATCCTTCAGCCCTTCTTCAAACTTAGCCCAAGCCTCTTTCTCGTTCACAAGCTTTGGAATACACGCCAGTTCTGGCCTGTCGATGGGCAAAGTTTAGTTGTTATGCTTTTGCACTTGGCGATGGGCAACAGCCAGAACAGATCATCGTTCATGCCCCAGCAGGCCACATAATCCACGCCACTGATGGCGCGCTTGGGGATATTAAATCCATTGCCACTGCTGGTAGTGAAGCGGTACTTAGTGCGCCCAGGCTCTACGGTCTGCGCGGTCTTAACTTGGATGCGGAAGAACTTATTGTTCTTCTCTGCCACTACGTCATAACCAGCAAAATCTTCGTAAGGCGTAAGCACGTTATACCCGCACCGCAGCAACGCGCCTGTAACGCGAGCTACTCCAACTGCTCCAACTTGGCGCGATGTTAATTTCATGCTTGACGGCTTTCGGTTTGTGCTAGAGACTTTTCCCAATGAAAGCAATAATAACTATGACACTGACGGCGATGTTGATGGCATCGGTGATGGCGGAAGATGAAACCGAAATGAATGACTTCGTTGGCGGAGTTTATCGTGGAGGTGGAAATGTTCATAGGGCTGGTAGCGTGATTATGACTGAAGATGGATTGATATTTAAGTCTGGAAGCAGATTCATTTATCAGAATGGACAAGTATGTCAGCACGTTGGATCAACATATATTCGCGAGGATAATAGTGTTGTTGTTCGCGCTGGTAATGCATTTGTGTCAAATGAAGGTTTAACCGAAAAGGTTGGATCTTGTTATATTGGTCCAGTTAATTCATTTACTGCTGGATCAACCACAGTAAGACAAGGCTGGGCAAGCCGTTAACCCTGCCCAAAGGTTGACAATCTATTTCTAATCCTAGCCTCTAAGCCAGGAATGAATTTTCTTCGGTTTGGATCAAGCTCTGCTCGCTTGTACTCATCCTGCAATTGAGCATCGCTGGCCGCACGCATTAACGCTCTCGGCTCAACCTGGTTGATTGCGGCTAATGTTTTAGGACCAAACCCGCCATCTACTGCCACCTTCTGCCCCAGCGTGTTCAATCCTTGCTGGATGTACTTCGTTGCACCGCCCAGCCCACGATTAAACGCGAGATCCTGCGTGAATGGTTGGAGTGCTTGAGGGAGTTTCTCAACGAGTGGCGCGGTATATCCTTGGATGTACTCTGCCGCTGCTTTCGCTCTTTCTTGCGCTGGGAGCGACGAGATTGCTTTGAATGCTTCTGGATGGTATCGGTCATTGATTCCAGCTACCTCAAAGCTTCCGCCCATATCTCCAGTTGGCAACTTATATACAGCAAGATTGCCCTGCTTATCCTTGCGGCCCTCCCACTCAACGGTTTGCAAGGGCAGCGGAAGCGTGCCAGAAGGTTGTTGTGCTGGTGTTGCTGGTGGCTTAACATATTCACTCATAGGTTCTATCCTTGCGGTCTGTTCTGGCGGTTGCTGTGGTGGTTTTGAGTAAGGCTCAAACTCCATACGAATCGCGTTGTTGCGATCCTGCTGGCTTAAACCAGTTTGGCGTGATGCCGATCCAGAGATGTCAAATTTAGCCATTTACTCTCCTTGTTGCATCATAAGCTCTCGGCCTATCTCTTGACGCTTCTGCATCTCCTCTGGAGATAGCTCGCGCCTCATACTCTTTGTGAGTGACTTGCTGATCTTGTAGTCTCTGTATTTGTTGTTGGCTATTGCTGAAGCGTTGTCAACGCCCATACCACCAGCACGCATTGCAGAGATAGCCTCAGACCTAGACAGACCAAGCAACATGGCAGCGTGAAAATCCTTGTTTGCCTCATCGAACATAATCTTTCTGCGGTTCTCCATTTTGGCGAACTGCTCCCGCACCTTGGCTTCTGGAACATTGCCAACCGCGCCATATGTTTCGGTAAATATTCTGCCCACATCGGCCATATCAGTATTAAACCTGGATGCCTTCGACTCTAGTGCTTTTGATACATTGATGGATTGAGGACGGATGCCGAATAGCGCGGACAACTCCTCGGATGGCTTGTAGATACGGCCATACTTGGAAACGGTTGTATCGGGTTGACCAGTTAGGGCGTATCCAATCCTTCTGAATTGTGATACAGTTGCGGGTTCGTTTTGTCTCAACAAATAATTGATTGTACTTAAGGTTTGATCAATAGTTGTATCTTGTGGATTGCGAATTGATCTTCCTTGAGGTGTTTTTCCATAAATCGCAGAAGCAATTGAATTTGCTAAAATGCTTGGACCAATATAAGACTCAAGAAAATCTTTTGTTGCATTAAGTATTGACTCTTCTGGATCTCTGCCAGTTGCAACTGCAAAAGCTGGTCCTTTAAATACTTCGTATGGATCTGTGTATGAAATGTCAACGTATCCAACATCTTTGCCGTCTGATCCAGTCGGCATAAGCGTTGCATTCTTTTGATATGGAGCAACAAAACGCCTTAAAGCCTGCATTTTCCTATCGTTAAATCCAGTTGCCCACATACCTAGCCTTGTTATCGCAACGGTTGCAGTGGTAGCCGCAAGAACTCCAATCAATCTTTCAAATCCATACCTACGCATTCCTGGTGTTTTCAAATCCTCGCCAGCATATCTGAGTGTATTTGGTATAATTCTCAACATTTCGGAAGGCCAAGACATAAAGTTTCCAAATATTGGCTGAAGTCTCAAAGCCTTAACAACTCTTGGAACTCTAGAGTAGGTTGCTCTAGTGTTTTTTACGCGCTCTGCCCCTATAACCTCTGCCTCTTGGCGCGCCAATCCTCTTCCATTCATCAGCCTTCTAGTTTCATATTCCCAAGCTATAAGCTTGAATAGATTATCTCCAGCGCGGTATAACCTATTAAGGAAATCGACTCCTTTCTTTAGGAAATTGCTACCCCTTCCAGCCAATTCTTCTGCAAAATCAATTGTTGATCCCTTGTACTGCTGCGCATCCTTGAGCATTTGCGTAAATTCATTAAGAACAGTGTTATCGTAAATTCCAAGTTGAGTTGCCCTAGTTAGGTAAGCTCGCCCTTCTTTGGTATCCATTCCTGGGATTCCAAACTCATTCAACACGGTTCTTAATGGCTTCATACTTCCACCAAAAAAGATGTTACCATTGGCAACTTCAATCAATACGTTTGAAATTGGATTCCTAAACTGAGCCTGGATGCTACCAACTGTCTTGCCCCACTTGACCCATGCATTTGCCATTGAGTAAAGCTGAAACAATGTTCCGCCTTTGTGCATCATCTCAAAATTCTCAATTGCATCAACAAGTTCTGGTTCTGCATAAAGTCCATTTAGTGGCGAGCGCGTATCAGAACCATCAGCAGCAATCTGTTTAACAGCAGTTCCAGTTGGCTTTTCAAAGAACAGCTTGTTTGCGATGCCAAATTCCTTCAGTTTGTTCAACTGCTCCTGGGATTGGAGCAGGTTAATCATCTTGCTTGCAGATCTTGCGTAATTAATGATTGGATCGTTGTATTCTCCCATCAAATATCTGATCTGCTCTGGGATGTCCTGTCTTGCCTTTGTAATCCCAAGCTTCTTTCCAATTCCAGAAGCTTGAATCATTGATTCCATAGGCTTATCGCGGCCTTGCTCAACTATCTCTCTAATCCTGCCCTGCACCTCTTCTTCGGTAATGCTTGGATTCTGAGCCTTTAGCTCATTGCGAACAAATGTTTCAGCTTGGGTATACTTGGCTAGATCCCTTTTCTTTAGCAGTTCCACATTGAACTTAGGATTATCAAACTTCTCGTAAGAACGAGTTAGATACTCGCCCTTATTCATTCTGATAATGTCAGCCTTGCTCATTCCAGAAGGACCAACTTCCTGCGAAAACACGCCAGATTGGATCAAACCTTCCGACAGGTTGTCAAGCTGACGGCGCATCTGCTGTGCTACGGGTCTGATTGCTTCTGGAAGATTCTCTGCTGGCAAATAACCCCGCAGGAACTGATCGACCTGGAGCGACTGTTGTGGAGTTAACTTAGGCTTGCCATTAAGCTCTCTCGCAGCTTTGGCTAGATCCTTCAGCGTGAAATCAATCTGCTTGAGCATAGCCTGCGTGCGCGATCCCTTGGCTTCCATAATGTCAAACATCTCTTTTGGAAGATTGCCCTCTGTAGTAAGCCATTTCTGCGCTACCTTGGCCGCACCTTCCTGCACATCGGATACAATGAACCCAGCCTCACCAGCCTTGCCACGCATTGGACGAGGGATGGTTGGTTTAGATACAGCTTGTTTTGGTTCTCTAATTAAAACAGAATTGCTTTCTTCAAATTTAGGAACAAACCCATTCCTTTTGTACCAATCACCAAGCTGTTGAAATGTTAAAGATTTTTGTCCCTTGCCAGAAAGTGATTCAACTGTGGCTGGTTCAAGCTGAAGCGTTACATTTGATTTATCAGCAATATCAGTAAGCTTCTTTAAAGCATTGCTTGCACTTCCAGTTCCACGTTTTGTCGGATCGGTTACAATTCTTTCAACGGTATAAATTTGATTGCCATTTTTATCAATATCGGCCTCATACGATTGGGAAACCTTGCCTCTTCGCAAATAAAGACCAGAAGATGATACTGCAATTCTTGTATCCCCAGATACAATTGTGCTGTAATAACTATTATCTATTTTTATCCCACCTTCTTTTTCCCAGTTTTTATTTTCATCGTAATCAGATGCGGCAAGATATTTTACTCCAGATTTATTTATGTTTTTCTGCCATTCAAGATATTGCTGACCTGGATCGGAATAAGAAGTTTCCACAATTGGTTTTTCTTCTTTAACAGCCACAGCCTCCAAATCCTTTCTTAATGCTCGCTGCCCCTGCGGAGATTGCCTAATCCTCTCCTCCATTCCCTTCTCTAATTCAATTACTGCGGCTGCTTCTTCTGCTTTTCTTGTCGGCCTAAACTCACCTTCGGCTGGCAACGCCAACCTCTCGCTACTAGGCAACTGCGTTCTTGGCGTGACAATCGGACCTTCGCGCACAATCTCGCCTTGCAGCCCGCGAGTGTCTGGAATAATGGCCTTACGATTTATGCCCTGTGATTCTGTTGTAAATACGTTTGTCTTAGGTACTGGATCGTTTAGGTCGACTAGGCTTTCCTGCATTGGCGTAATGATTCCACGCCGTTGCATGGCTGCCGTGTCTGCCTGCGTGCCACGTACGTTTCCGCGCACGCCTGCCTCTGGTAATTGTTCCTGCGGAATTACTGTTGCTGGTTTAATTGGACGCTCTTGTGATTGTGGCCGAGCGACCTGTATTTCGGTTGAAGTTGGTGCTGGCAGTGGCTCGTAATAAGGGCGAACTTCTGTTGGCGCGCCACCTTCAAGATTTACTTTATCGAGAACAGTCCTACCACCAAGTTGAACTTCAGTACGCTTGGCTCGCTCAACTCCAGTTGCCCGTGTCCTTTGCGCTTCGTTTAGGATTTGTTGCCAATCACGCACCTCGGCTGGAGTAGCTCTGCCAGCCTTAACCTTATAATTCAAATCCTTAAACTCGTTGAAATTGTATCCCTTCACCCTAGACCCGCTGCCAAGACCAGCATATAGCGCGCCGAACAGAGCGTCCTCGGCAACTGTGCCAGGAGTAACCTCACTTCCAGTAATAGCCCTAACCCCACTGCCAACAGCCGCACTGACTCCAGCAGAAGTACTAACAGCTTTTCCAAGCTCTTGCGCTGCCTTTCTTGCGCCCATCTCTTGAAACAATGTTTTACCAGCTTGAACCAATTGTGCAGCACCAACCGTACCCATAACAACCTCTGGAGCGTACTGACCAGCGGCAGCAAACCCAGGAGCAAACTCTCTTGACCTAGCAACCTTTGGAGTGAATTTCTGTAAACCAGCCTCTGCTAATTCTCCGCCAGCTATTGCTCCACCAACTCCTCCGACTATCGCACCCACTGGACCTCCAACCGCCAGCCCTCCCAATCCTCCACCGATCCCGCCCATAACTGATGCCGATCCCTTGACCAAGCCAGCCGTAAGTGCAGCAGTTTTTACATTGGCTGGAACATCAACAGCCTGCGTGTTTATGAAGTCATCAATTTCAACATCTTGTTCTGGCGTGTAGTCTGGAAGCGTAGATGCGTACTGTTTTGTTTCCGCACCCCATTGGCGAGCCAAGTCAACCTGCTCTGGATAGGTAAGAGTCTTGTAATCTTCGGAAGCCTTGATCTCATTCCACGCTGGAGGTTCTTCTAGTTTTGGCGGTGGCTCTGCTTCTATTGGCATACCTGCCAGTTGCCTAATACGATTGGCTGACGATAGCTCTAGGGCTTCAGCCATGTTATCTACCTAGTCTTGTTTTGATCCAGCTTGCGGCTTGTGGCTCGACTTTACCCTCAAGAGCATCTTTTAACTGATTCTTCATAAATTGAGGAGTTATATCAGAATCTAGCAGTTGTATGGCTTGAGGTACGGTAATAAAAAGCGGATTACCATTTGCAGCTATAAGTGGAATTTTTCCGCTTGACGCTGCGCCAGTAAGCCTGCTTCTTACATCAGCACTTGCCATTTTAATTGCATTATCTCTTGACTGACCCTCTGCCTCATAGGTTGCCGCAACTTGCGGAACTTGTGTTCTATAAATTCGACCATAAACATCTGCTCCAGCAGTTCCAACTTCTGAAGCAAGAACAGTTTGCTTAACACCACCCATATCAATGCTCGCAGTAGGAAGCAAAGACTTCTCGCCAGCTAGGTAATTCTTTGCTGCATCAACTCTTGCTTGCCTTGCCCTAGCTTCAACATCAAGTTGCCCCTGCATCTTTGTTGCCTCAAGAATGCTTGGACCACCTTTTTCAACCATTCTTGCGCCCATTTCCTCGCCGATTGGAATGCCAGTTTCTTTTTGTTTTTCTTGCTCAAGAAAAGCTGCTACATCGGCAGCCCTGCCAGCCCTTCCTATTGGAGTTGACATTGTCTCTTCTTCGCGCGCCTTTGAGATATCCATACGCAATTTTTCCATTTTCAATGCATCTTCTTCAGCCTGCATTGCTTTACTTGCGCGATATGCCCTAATGCTATCCATTTGCCAAGGCAAAGGAATGAGTGGATCGTTTGGATCTAGTGCCATAAATTACCCAATCTTTGAATCCATCCACTTGCGGATAATTGCTTTTATCTTTGGCTTGTTTCGGATTGATTCCGCAATTCTTTCTCCGTACTCAATGTAAAAGTTCCTCAAGTTGTCAGATGCTTTTGTTAGCATCCATTCCCTAAATTGCAACCATTTAGGATTTTCAATTCCGTAAACTTCGCGAGCAACCCAGCACAACAGTCCTGCGCCAGCAAGTGTGCCAAACCCACCAGCAAGATCCTTCACACCACCAGCGGCTGTTGCAAAATTCTGGAATGCATTTGGCTGCCTAGAGATCGCACCAACCTGCGCTCCGTATGTACTAGACAAATAATTGGCTTGAGATCCGTACAGGTTTGTAAACGCATTTTGCAATGCAACAGGAATCTCTGGATTGGTTGTCTGATAGAAGTTAGCGGCCGTAGACGGCTGTTGATTAAACCCACCAGGCAATGCTTGATTGGCTTGGATATACTGTTGCATCGCACCCTGCTGTTGGGCTGTCCGCTGGCCTGCAAGATTGTAGATCGAAGGTCCGCCACCAATGAAGTTAGCGGCTGCACCAAGCCTATTCTGACGCAATGCGTCACGGAACGCTATGTCAGCCTTGAGAGCGTCACCAGTTGACAAGCCAGACCCAAGGAAGCTCTGTGCCGCACCATAGCGTGCAAGCTTGCGTTGCTCGCCAGCAGCACCAATCTGCGCTGCCTCCTGCACTGCTGGTCCAATTCCAAAGATATTGCCACGGGCAGTCTGCGCTGCTCTTGCTGCCTGCTCGTATCCACGCCGTTCTTCCGCACCAATGGTCGAGCCAAGGCGTAATTGATTAAGAGCCTCGTCCTCAATGGTCTTGCGGATTTGCTCAGTCTCTGGCGTGGTCGTTGCACCAATTGGCTCAGTAGCCATCTGGCGATACTGCTGACCCAAGCCAACCGCAGTCTTGTAGGACTCTGGATCAATCTGGAAAAGCTGTTGTGAAGCACGCTCTTCGGGTAGCTGGACAAAGGATCGGAAGGATGTGATCTCCTTTAGCCCTTCTGGGCTATCCATCGTGATAGGCGTGAAATTCTTTTGCATATCCTGCGCGCCAGTAACTGCGCTGGTTACGCTTTTTAAATCATTGTTAAGTTGGTTAATAAAAGTCTCGGAAGAAGTACGCCTAGCATCACCAGCAGGAAGATCAGCAAGAAGCTTATTGGCTGTGTCAAGACGTTCCTTGATTCCAGCAATCTGCGCGTTTCCGCGATCAATTACGCTGTTTAGGCGGGATAGCTTGGAGTTGTTGTAATCGTCAACGATCTGTTGGTCGGATACTTGGAAGTTAAGCCTAGATCCAAGATCAGAAGATCCGTAGTTGCGATCAGCAGATAGTTGGGATAGGGCTTGGTTGAATTGTGGGCCAGCAGCTGCACCAGCAGGCGTTCCACCGCCTCCAACGGTTAATGCTTGGATCTGGGCAGCAAGAGAGTTGCGGGTATTTTCTTGTCCTTGAATTTGAGCCAAGCTTTGCTTCTGCTCTTCGTCTTTTGCGGTGTCCTTGTATTCTTGGTAGGCATTATCAAAATCACGAAGCATTGCATTCTTATCAACAGCGTCTGCACTATATGTTCTAGGACCGCTGTTCCAATTTCCGTTGTATGTAGATTTACCAGCTAGAAAACTCTTGTAGTCAGATGGAGGATTTGCAGACTGAAAGTGGCCTGGATTGGTGTAGAATAACTGATTCCAATTTGCTGTTGGAGCATATTTCTGATTGTAAAATTCTTCTTTAGATAAAACTGCCATATTACGCCTTCAATTCTGGACTACCAATATTCGTCCCAATCGTGCCATAGAAATCAACTGGTCCTGGCTGGCGATTAAACGCCACATTCTGCTCAACTGAGGCATAAGGCGATGTGCCATATAGACGCTCGAACTGGCGGGTCATCTGATCGCCTAATCCACGATTCAAGGCATACGCCTGTGGGCTAGTCTCATACTGCCTGCGGAGCGATTCTAGGGTGCGCTGTGGACCATATTGACGCTCTAGCTGTAATCCAGCCTGCACTCCTGCTTGTTGATCTAGGGCTGATAGCTGGCGTTCCAAGCCACGCTGTTGTGGTAGATATTGAATACGAAGCTTATTTTCAAGCTGCGCCATCTCTGGTGCTTTTTCAATATAAGTCTCAATATTCTTCTTGTACGCCTCTGCATTAGCCTGCGCCACCGCATTCGGATCGGGCGGGGGCGGCGGTGCAGGAATTGAAGGTCCTCCACCCATGTTAAACTCTAGCCTTTCGCATAAATGTCATATAGTCGTAACTCCTTGGTTTACCAGAACGATTAAAGGTGATCCGCTTGCGAGGACCAAAACGCTCCCAAAGGAGCAACAGCAAGCATCTCAAGGATTTAGCACCTTTTGAGGAGATAGTCAAATCAACAAACACATTCTCACCATCTTCGCTATGCACATAATGGTTAGGCTCTTGCCCATCCTTGATACACCTAGCCAAAGCTACGCCAGCAATCCCATCCTTATCCTCGACAATGCCAACCATCCCTTGCTTCTCAAACCAACCAAACCACTCAGCCAGGTTAGGCCACATAGCCTCTGGAACACCGCTTTGCTCAATGTACTCAACAGCCGTCATATTGTTTGCTGGATCTGAACTGTATCTGGATTGGCAGCAGCCGTGATCTGGCGGATAGCCATCTTGTTTGCTGGCGTGGAAATCTTGATGTTAAGCAAACGCCACTTCTCGTATTTGCGCAGGTCACTGGCAAGCTTCTTTTTGACTGATGTTGGAAGTACTGCTGGTAGCGTGAATGGAAGCGTGAGAACTGAACTTGCTATATTGATGTTTGATGCAACTTCAATATCGCCAACATCAATATCGCGCTGGATTGCAACAGTAGCATCATTTGAAAACGAATTGTCAAAGATGACCTCGAAATAGCTTCCATACTTTAGCGAGAAAGGATCGCCAAAGTTGAAGTCCTTGGTGCGCACATAAGACTCGTAATCAGTTCCAGCGTCTTGATAGTCTGCGGACGTAGTGCCAGCTGGAGATTTGTAGCCAGCATACTTCTCGATGATGCCATTGGTTTTCTTGAACATCGCCCTAGAGCCTTCTTGATTAAAGTTCGTAAGCGTAAACTGCATAACCTGAGGACTCCAAGTTCCCTCGAATGCGCTTAACGCAGTATTGTAAACCAAGAGCGTGTCGTTGTAATCGTTTGATCCAGTAGGTATGGCAAGGAAGTAGCGGTTATCGTAGTAAATTGCAGTAGCTACCCTAATAGAATCCGTATTGATGCTCTGGATCACATCCTTGACTATCTCCGAAACTGGTATGCCAACCGAGCTAAAGTCATCCGCAACTGACCGAACAAGCGATCTAATACCGTTATCGGATAGGAACAGAATGTCGCTGCTTACTTGTACAGCCGTTCCAGTTGCCACGCATCCAGTATTGTTTGAAATGATTGAAACAATCCAATCCGCGCCAGAGGTGGCATCGCTTGGAATGTCAACCTGGAACACTCTGCGCTTCTTGAATACGATCAGCCTATTCTTGTAGTAAGGCACAACTGCCGTAATCTGATCGCCGTCATCGCCGTTGACAACGATGCTGTTGGTCGTTGCCCATACAGAAGGATCAAGAATGTCGGAGGCATAAAGCGTGTTCCGATTAGCACCAGAGCCAACGCCAAATAATCTATTTTCAGCATTAACCAAAATCCTAATACCCGCTGGAGGAGGGCTGACTGTGGCTGTGGCCGTAGCACCAGACCCATTCCCAATGATTGTAACAGTAGGAGCAGTTGCGTAGCCAGATCCACCAGTAACAACCGTTACGCCAGTAACAGCCCCACCAGCGACAGTCGTAATTAACTCTGGCATTGTCCCGCCAAGTGTTGGGCCAGTAATGATTGCAGTTGCGCTAGTATAATTGCTACCGCCAGTTGTTACTGTGATTGCCCTAACCTTCCCGCCCTGCCTCTCAACCGCAGTTCCATCCCAAAAGTGTAGGTCGCTATCGGAATCAGATAGAAACATCTTGTCAACAAACTGTGCAAAAGATACCTCAATGTCTTCAGCAACGCTGTAGCCGTCTCGCCATTGGCTGGTGGCTGCTGTCCAGGTTATGTTTGTATTGGCCCATTCTTGGTATCCAATATGAGGAGTTGCGCTTCCGCTTGATTCAATGCTGTAAAATTTACCACCAGTAACAGTAAGCAATTGCTGGTATGCGGATGTCTCGTAGTAGCGCATCCCGCCAACGGAAGTTACCGCGCTGGTTGCGCCAGTCGCAAAGCTTGTTGCCCCAACGCGAGTCTCAAGATTGCCCTTTGGAGAAAGGGTCATATTGTACAACTCTTGTACTTGGTTCTCGGCTAGTAGGTCGGATTGTAGGCCGCTGGCTTGACCGCCAGTAAAATTGCGTATTCCGTCAAAGGACAGAACATCGTCCAAATTGTCGCTGTAATAAGGCATAAGCCTCCTTTACGCCGAGAACATTTCTTCTATGGTTAACTCGCCTAAACTTTGCGGAGTGATCTGCTTAATGCCACCAACCTGGCTCAACTCGTAGTTAGCCATAGCCGCAAGGTCAGAGTTCGCAGTCTGCGTTATGGCCTGCGCCTTGGCATACTGCCGTTCACGCTCCAGTGCATCAGAATGCGTCAAGGCTAGAACCAAGTGATGAACGTGAGGTAAGCGAAGCTCGTCATCCAGCGCAGCTTGGGATGGGGGAAAGTCAACAATGATGTTTGTGCGGGTTAGGCATTTCAGCTTCTCCACAACACGCAATGGGATTGTGCCAGACGTGGCAAGCCTTGGGTAAAGGTTTAACTGTGCAACTCCACTGCTGTTACGGCCAGTAAAATGATAGGTATCTGGATCGCCAGTACGCGCATCGTCAAGCAAGCCTGGGTCTTGGCTTACAATCGTTGCCAAGTCAATCGGGTCAACCTCTGCATCATTGTAGGCTACCGAAAGAGGTGTCTCAACATTAGTGCCTAGCGTGATCTGCCTGTTTGTGCCGACTGAATATGTGGAGTTGGTAACAGTCTCACGCCAAGGGGCAAAGTCCCACACGCGCCGATAGGCTAGGCTTGCGGCCTTTTGCAAGAAGGTAAGCGTATCGGCATCGGTCTTGCCAACCTTCTCGCCTGCGTATTGGGCGATTTCAGTTAGGGTCATTTATCCCTCTTGGTCTGGAGGAAGCGGAGTGTTGCCTTCGGAAAGCCATTTGAGATAGGCTTGGTAATCGGTATTGGCTGGCTCAAAGGGGATGCTAAAGGCTCCGTTTAGAAGTATGCTTATAACTTCTCCTCCAAGACCGTTAATCAATTTGTATGTTTTCATTTAAAGCTCCGCAGAAAATCCAAGGAACGCTGAATTGTTATTATCAGCTCGTAAAAACACAGCCTGTCCAATAGTAAGTCCGCTCGCAACGCTAACCTCAATAAATGCAACATCTAGAGATGAATTTGTTGAGTTTATGTTTGGAACTGCACTACAAGCCTGACCTGAGCCAGCCCCATATAGTACTCCATAATTTCCAGCTGTTCCAGTTGTTACCATAGTTGGAAGAGTCCTTTTTGTTGTTTTAAAAGTATATAACACGAATGCCCCAGTTGTTGCATAGTTTGAGCCAACTCCAAAATTAGAATAGACTTGATTTTTCCCAGTTTGCTCATAATACCTCTGACACAACGCCAACTCCGTCCCAATCGGCCTGCGCTCAAATTCGGTTGCGGTTGAGCCAACCTCAAATTGCACTCCAGTAATATAAAAAGTTGCTCCGTTTGTTCCCACTACAGAAGTTGCTCCAGTTGCAGAAACATATCCACCTATTGACGCATTCCCACCATTCCAAGCTCCAGCGGTTGCGCTATAAGTTGATCCAACTCCAATTGCAAAGAATATTTGCATTCCAAGCCCACTTGTTGTTAGCCAAGTTCCAGATGTATCACCAGAAATACTAATTGTTTTTTGCTCCCAAGTATTTGCTGAGGATATTGTATATGAGAATGGATATGATCTTGCAGTAGCACCTCCGTTATTAAATGCCCCACCAAATGTTCCTGTAAGGCTCGATCTAACCCAAAATGATAATGTTACTGCTTTTGCTCCAGCAGTACCCCAAGCCAAATCATCAACATTTTGACCCTCTATCCTTTGTTCTATTGCAAAAAAATCTCCAGTACCAACAGAAAAAGAGGACAGAGATGTTGCTCCGATGTATTTAGTGAATCCACTTGGAGGAGTTACACTTCCAGCGTTTTGAGCAATGCTAAATTTGGAGGCTTGCGTTAATCTGGCGCACCATCTGTCAATCGTATAGGTTGAGTCAGTCGTAGGCGTAACGCTCGCCCCAGCATTCCTCTGATCGATCCGCATATCACCATTGATGATGCGGTTACGGAAACCAGTTAATCCACTTGTAATCGCAGCCGTTCCAGTGCTTGTGACTTGGCCCTTTGCGTTGATTGCAAGAACAGGAACAGATGTTGCACCACCATAAGTTCCGAGGGTAGCACCAGTAGTGCCAAGTGTTCCTGTTCCCTGGCTAATCGTGAAATCACCAGCAAGGGTTGTGGAGAGATTGGTGATCGTTCCAGTTGTGCTGTTAAGCGTGGCAACTGTTCCAGACGTAAAGATTCCTGCTGTGCCAGTTGTAGTTCCAGCCGTTAATGTTGGGATAAGAGCGGTTGTAATCGTTCCGCTTGTAATCGTTCCATTCGTAATCGTGGCAGCAGTCGATGTAGTTGTTCCAGCGGTAAGGTTGGGAATCGTGCCAGTAGTAATAGTCGCGCTGGTGCTAACTGTCCGATTTCCAGTAGCCGTTCCGTAAGTCAACGCGCCAGTAAGGTTAAAGCTTGTAAAAGTCCCAGCGGTAAGTCCGTCATCAAAAAGATTCTGAACTGTTACCTTGCGTGGGGCTAGGGAAGCGTCAACGCTGTCTGGAGCGATGAGCAAAAGATCAGCAGTACCAATGGTTGTGATCTCCTGCTGGTTCTTGATGATAGCAGAATTTACAAGCGCGGTATCAATTAGGTTATGCAGGCCAGCCGCAGTAACAGTACCGTTGGTCGAGAAGGTCTGCTGACGATTGATTATGTTTGCCATATTAAGCTGTAAACCTCAGTGCGGCTACGGAGAAAATACCAGCAGGAATTGTGCCAGCGGTTGCTCCTTGGTTCTGGATTGAGTATTCAACAACATTTGTTGCGTTTGGATAAATGGACAGACCGATATTAACTGTGCCAGTAGCTGAACCCATTGAGTTCAATGATCCAATAACTATATCGTTAAGTGCTACGCCAGTTAATGCAAATGTTCCAGTAGTAGCGTCTGCTCCATTATGTGCAGCTACTGTGGCAGAAGTGAACGCTGCTGTGCCATAGCTGACTACAGTTAACTTTGGACCACTTGCTCCAACTTGGAGTGTTCCAACTGTGGCAAGACCACTATTGTTGATAGTGGTTGATGCAATAGTGCCTAGCGTTGCAGTGCCAGTTGATGCGGTAATGTTAGTTCCAAAGGTCGCTGGGCCAGATGCGAACAACGTACCAATTGTAGCCGTTCCAGTTGAAGCAGTAAGGTTTGTCCCAAAGGTAACAGCACCAGTAAGGATAGAGTCTCCAGTAACCGAGAACGAGCCAGTGCTGCTTACGCCAGTAGTGGAAAGGGATAGTGCGGAAGAAGTGTCATCTCCATCGGTAACAACTTGCAAAGCACCACTAAGCCCACCAGTGGTGAATGTCTTAAGAAGCTGTGCATAGCTACTGCTAATGGTCTGTGTTCCAAGTGTGGGCATTTAGTCTCCTAGTTAGAAAGTCGGTTTTTTAGGACATCCCAGGCCATTGAGCAAGCAAGCCCTATCAGCCCAGCTACAGCCAGAACCTTCGTCCGCAAGTGTTCCAACGCTCCTAACCTATTAGCAACATCCCCGTGAAAAGCAAGTGATCTTTCGATCATAGATATAAGCGTCATCTGGCGTTCTTCCATCCTGGCAAGTCGCTCTGACACGTTGGCAACCTTGTCCCTAAGATCCGAAACCTCATCAAGACTCACGACCTTTACCCTCCAGGTATCTTAGTGAAACCGCAAGATGGACAACGGCATCCACAACCTCGTCCCGATCTCGCCCTTCCTCGACTATCCGCTTGATGCTTCTGTTGACAGACAAAAGATGCTTTACCTTGCCAATGTACTTCGTCTCCTTGACCATGTTGTTGTTCTCCACAGCAAACTTTAACGCCTCCTTGAAACAGGCGTACTCCTGCGCCGTCATTAAGAAACGCAAACTCAAATTGGTCAGCCACATGGCGATGTGTTTCATTTGACATTACCAGATTTTACTTGACCAGCATCGGTAGCTGCGCCCATGTCGCTGTAGGGTGGCAATAACTTTTCTTGGATTGTGCCAGTATCGCCAAAACAACCAATCATACAAACTGGAAAGAATAGGATAAGAAACAAAGCTACGATGGGCATGGCTAGTCTCATGCTGTGAATGTTCCGTCAGTTGTGAAGGTATGGATTGTGTTCCCGCTGGAGCTAGTCACAGTTCCGCCAGATCCGCGCTGATCGCCAGTATAAGAAATAATCACAATTCCAGATCCGCCTGCTCCGCCTGCTCTGGTTGTTGCTAGATACCCCGCGCCTCCACCACCTCCTCCTGTATTTGCAGTTCCTGGGCTACCAACAAGACTATCCGATCCGTTGCCTCCTCCACCAGATCCTCCTGTTCCAGCGGTAAAACCAGAAACGCAACCTCCTCCTCCTCCGCCTGCATAAGTAACTGAAGATCCACTAATTGAACTTGCCTTACCAGATCCACCACTGCCAGACACAGTTCCAGTTGCCGTTCCGCCAACAGAACCAGCACCTCCGCCGCCAGCAACAGTATCTGCGTTGAATGCAACGGTAGGGCCAGCATTATTTCCTTGTCCAGATATAATTGCTCTTCCAGGCGAACTGTAACCACCACCGCCAGAACCACCATCTTGTTGCGCTGAGTTGGAGGCAGTAACACAACCACCCCCTCCACCCAATGCTATGTTTGGCCCAAAGCTAGATAATCCACCCCTTGTGTTATTCCCTGTGCCGCCAGTTCCAATCACAACAGGATAAATTGATCCGACAGAAACAGTAAATGTTCCTTCATTAAATCCGCCAGCACCACCGCCGCCGCCGCAAGAACTTACGGCGGACGCTCCCCCTCCGCCACCTCCGCCAACCACAAGATAGTTTACAAGATAACTTGTCGATGCCACTCCGCCACCAAAAAAGCCCATAAACTAACCCTGCCTTCCGATTAGTTGCGCTGTTCCTGTGCTTGTAATTCCAGCTATAGCTCCAGTTGGAATAAATGATGCTTCAAATGTAATTCCTTGTCCGCTTGTTAATTGAATGCCATTCGCAGTTGTTGCAGTTCCGTTGGTGTCAATAAACGCTGTACCGCTTGTGCATTGCACCAAAAGATATTTTCTATTCGCATTTGATGCAAACAGTGTTCCGTTGGTTGTTCCTGCTGTAAGAGTACCAATGGTGGTTGTACCATAGGTTTGATTTATATTGATGCGGCCAGTTGTGTCAGTTGAGATTGCCCTAAGATTTGTTCCATCTGTTCCAGCATAAAGATTTGCTGATGTTGGTACGGCAGATCCAGTTGTTCCAGCAGATGCCAACATTACATCCAAACGCCTTTTTCCTCCAGACGTTGTTGATGTTATGCCATTTCCAGATTCATCACGAAGATTGGCACTGATTGTTCCGCTTGATACGCTTGTAGTTCCAGATGAGACGACAACAGACCCATTAATTGGAAAATCTCTATCTATTCCAAATACACTTCCATCTCCATCTTGTATTGCATTTACAACATTTACGTTATTAACAGTTATGCCGTCAGCAATGTCAGCTTGAAGCGTTGTGAGCAATGCCTCAATGTCAGTTAGGTTGGCATTGATGGACATTGTTCCGCCACTAAGGGCATCAATAATAGCATTCCACTGGCGGCCCATTTTAGGACTCCTTAATCTTTGCGATTGTAGATTGCCATCGCACCACCAGTTAACCGAACTTCGTCAATGTCACCATAAACGGTCACACCAGCAGAGTAGGTTGCGGCGGTTGTAGCACCACTGATAACAAGGGTAGCTGTGGATAATGTAAGAGCAGTTACCGCATCGTAGCTTCCAGTATTAGTGGAAGCTGACGATGCAATAATTGTCCCACCATTACCAAGCGTAAGGCGAGATAAGAGTCGCATACAATTAGCTATGTAGTGCGATTCTGTAGGACGTTCCGTTGAGAGTCACGTTCAAGGACGCAGGGGCTGTTGCAACTGTGTTAACAGTGCCACCGCTGGAGCTTGCCGTAAACTCAATGACGTTGGCGAAGTTCGAGCCGTCAATGCGGACGGCCTTGTTCTTCGCTTTAATCGGACTGCGCTGAAACTCATTTGCCATATTATTTTCTCCTTAAAGTCGCACGTTTGATGCTATCTGGCGTGAACTGACTTTTGAATCTACTGCCAAGCTTTTGTTCCTGGCGATAGTACCCCTTCATTAAGTTTGTTTGATTGACTCCCAGCGGGTTGTCGAGGGGTTCGCCAACCCCCACTAGGCTCAATCTTTGAGGGACGGTGAATCGTTTAAGGTAACGAGGGACAGAATCCCTTTCGGCCACAGCCTTTTCCAGTTCGACAACTTTCCCATTTCTGGTGTCCTCGTACTGGTAAACAGGCATTAGCTATAGTTTTCCTTATCCGACTCCTCGGCCATCTTCATCATACGGTCTTCTTCGGACTCTTCGGGTACAGCGGATTCTTCTTCAGATGCTTCAGCCATAGCGTTGTTTACACGCACCATAGCCACGCCACCTTCGATTTTCTCCACTACACCTTCCAGTTCCACCATGTCTCCAGCTTCTGGTGTGGCGTTTTCTTCGCCTTCACCTAGCTCGAACATAGAGATCGGCAATTTAACCAATCCTTCTTTCATAGCTGGTTTCTCCTTGGTGGAAGAGGCTGGGGAGGTTTTACCCTCCCCAGCTTTCCGAGGACCCATACCAATGACTAGCATGGTTCCCATTTAATTATTAGCTGTAGTTGGACTTCGCAACGATGACTCGGAAGAACCGAGGATCGAGTTGCTTGGCCGCGTAGAACGTCTTGAAGGACGCAACAACGCGCTGTCCATAGGGATCGCTCTTATCAGCAGCATCAAGGATCGTGACCTTCGGAGCGAAGGGCGAGCCAGAGGCGGCCAATGAGGACAAGCTAGGAACACCAAACGCGCCACCACCGAGGAGGACGTTGGCGTAACCAGTGTTAACACCAGTTGTTCCTACGCTGTTTTCAGCGATACCAGAGGCGGAGGTATTAAAGGTCTGGACGTTGGTCGAGGAAATCACCGACACGCCAAACAATTTACCAGTCTCACCTTTGAAGATTTGGTCGGGGGCAGAGTAGCTCGACACCTTCAACCAATCATCGTCCTGCTGTAGATCACGGATAACGGCAGGATGCGCGACAAGCGCGTAACCGTCCTTGATCTTGGGAGCGCGGCTGATGAACAACGAAGTCGCACCATCGAGCAAGTCGGTGGCAGTCATTGCACTGTTAGCAACGGACGAGGTAGCCCAGGTCGTGCCGTTCGTTGTGTTTTGAGCATAACGAGCGTAGGACTTGACTGCTACACCAGTACCAGTGCTGGTCGAGGAATCCTGCACCAACGCGCGGTGACAGAGGGTGTCAGCGTGGAGGGCGGCATCTTCGCCGAGTTGTTTGGTGGCCTGTGCCAAGTGCGAGAACAATTCGGTTGCGAGAACAACATCCGTTAGGATGATCTTGCTTCCGTATTGGACAAGCGTGGCTTCGACTGAGGATAGCGTGAGATCACGCTCGTCACCAGAAGAAGGAGTCGTTCCTTCAGACAAAGCGGAGATCGCAGTGATGCTGGGATCGCCGAAGCGGAAGAACCGAATCGTTTTGTTTCCACCCGTTTTGGTCGGGTAGGGGGCTTTCATTGCGAATTGCTCCATTTGGAGCAATGGGATTGCACGTTCCAATAACGCCTTCGAGAAGTACGTCTGGAACTGTGCGCTGACTGAACCAGTAGTTACCATATAATTAAGTATCCTTGTTTGTTATGACTACTCAACCTCTGTCAACTTCGCTTGCCATTTTCATCAATTCACGTTCTTGCTCGTCAAGAGTCAGTTCGTGAAAAGCTTTAGTCTTGGCAGGACCTTTGGGTTGTCCAGACGCTGGAGTAGTCGCTTTTCTGAGTTGAGAAAGTTCTTTCTCATACTCTGCAACCTTCTTCTTCAAGTCGGAGGCGGACTCCGCTTGGAGCTTCACCTTGGCAATTCCAACCGCATCCTTAATCCCCGCTGGGTAGTTACGTAGGATTGCGTGGTTTTGCAACATTTCCGATACGGCTTTATACAATGTGCTGTTTGAATCTTTAAGTTCTGGATTTGCTTCTACTTCATCAAGCAAATTTTTATCCCAAGCAGACTTTAGTTCCGCTTGAGTCTTTTGCTCGACCTCTTTCCTTTCCTCAACTTCAATGTCACCAGCTTTTTGTTCGGCAAGTTTTGCAAGATCGTCACGGCCTTCATCACGGTAGCTCTTTGCTGCTTCCCTGTAATCTTCCGCGCTAAACTTGCGACTGCTCGATTTTGTCTCGCCTTGAGGAGTTTCTGAAGTCTTCCTTGCCCTTTCAGCCTCGATCTGCTCACGCTCTGCTTTGATTCTGGCTTTCTCTGCTCGGACATCTTCCCACTCCTTCTCAAGTCGTGACTTAGCCTTCTCGTAACGGGTAGGCTTCTTTTCGGAAGCCGACTCCGACTTGTCTTCTGAAGATTGCGTTGTTAAAGAACTTTTGGCTTCCTCGGATTTCTCCTTGGTCGCTGAAACCTCATCCGAGGCTTCGAGTTTTGTTTGTTCGGCTTTATCAGCAGGCGCGGGTTTCTGCTCGTTATCTCCGCTGGCCTTTTCTGTAGCTTCTGTTTCTACTTTGGCTTTTTCGTCTTCCTTGGGAGTAGGATTAAAATCCAGTCCTTCGTCAGCCGCTTGCGCCATCGCCAATACATCCGCTTCAGTAAGGTTATTTGAATCCGCCATTTTGACCCTTTCTTACACTTTTCGGTAGGGAGTCATTCTACCTAAAGGTTAGTCGGCTACTGGTTCATCCGATCCATCCCCATAGCCTGGAATGGCGGAGTTAAGTTTTTGGGATGCGAGCGATTCTAAGGTCGCAACGCAAGCCCTATATCCTCTAGCATGTCCACAAGCGTCTGCAAGTTCCTCTGGTTTCTTCATTACCGCAGAGGCGTTTTGACGCAGGGTTAGGTTGAGCAAAATAAGACTTAGCTTCTGTCCTGTGGGGGTTGACAAGAATCCAGTCCACGCCTTCTCGTCCTCATCTTCCCACTTAGGTTCGTTGACCCATTCTTGATCTCTGATGAACGCCAATGCTGCTTTTAGTTTTCTCATAGTTTTATTGCCCAGGAATCGCCTTGGAATAGCGTATAGTCCTTTTGTCCTATTTCCTCAAGTAAAGCCATCTTGACTGACTTCCAACTCCAATCGTGACCAGCCATAATCCCGCCTTCTCTAAGCTTCTTGCGCCAGCCTTTTAGGTCGGCAAGCACGCCTTCGTACCTATGATCTCCGTCAATATAAACTAGGTCTAGCTCGCCATCTTTGAAGAATTCAAGCGCATCCAAGCTTTTGCCTCTACTATATAAAACATTCTTAAATGGGGATACGCGCTCTTGGAATGCGTCAAATACAAACTTCATCGGGCATTGCTGACTCGCCCTATCGTTAATGTCGTATCCGTTTAGCCAGGGATCTACGGCAAGAACATCCTTAAAATACTTTGCTAGAACTACTGTTCCCTCGCCACTATAAGAACCAATCTCAACCGCCCTATCAGTTGCACCTTGTTCATTCGCCCACTCACACAACTTTGCCAAGCCTTCCGCCTGGAAGGCATCCCGCATTACTGGTACTTTCAACCCGCCATCGGTGCTGGTGCTTGGCCTTGCATTGCTTCTGGAGGCAATTGTTGCCCCTGCTGTTGCATCTGAGCCTTACCTGCATCACGAAGCTGTTTCTGGATAGCGCGGGATGTGTTGGGGTCAACCTGTTCCAAGGCTGCCAAGTGCTGTTGTAAGTGCGCCATTAGAACTTGCATTGCGCTCTGATCGACCTGCTGTTGTCGCTGTTGAGCCGCCTGGTTAAACGCGAAGAGAACGGATATATGCGCTTTGTGATCATCGCTAGGCTTGATTGCGACTGGGAATCCAGTTGCAAGCATAGTCGCGATTTCAGTCGCTTGATCTTCAGCTTGATCGCCAGAGGCTGCGTTCGGATCTTGGAAGAGTCTGCGGACCAGCGATGGATCATCTTGTTCAAGCACTGACTTTACCAGTTCGCCTTGATTGACGAAAGGATTATTTTGGAACATCTGCATTCGCGCCACAGACTTCTGCAATGCAAACTGGCGGTTGATGAAGTCAAGTCCACCCTTCGGCTCAATCGAATACTCATCGTGGATACCTTCGGGTGGCATCGAACCTGTTTCTTCTGCATAGCGATACATCAAGTCTTTCTTGTTGTACTGAGTGTAAAGCGACCAGCACTGCTTGAAGAGATGGGCTAGGCCCATACGGAACATGCGATTGCGTAAATCGCCAGACGCTGCCGCCTGCGACTGCAAGGCTTGAATCTCGGTGGCAGTCTTGCGATCCGACACCTGGAACTGCGATCCAGAACCAAAGTCTGGATTGCCCATCCGCTGTTCGGAAAGCAGACGCTCTTCGAGCATCAGTTTCTGAAAGTCAAATGGAGGCTGGCTAAACTGAACTGGCTTTAAGCCTTGTGGCAGAATCTGCCCAGGCTGCATCTTCAAGTTTGATGTGTTTAGCGAAATCGGATTTTGTGCTTCAAAAACGGGTCGGTTGGCCAGTTCAACGTAATCGGAGAGGGAGTTCTTGAGCTTATTTAGCAGATTCTCATTAGGGAGCAGGATCTCTGCTACGCCTCTCGGACTGTACCAACCGCCCCCTGTGACCTCATAGGGGAAATCTACGAAAGGTGGTTCACCGTGACGATAGGGCAATGTGAAAGGTTTGCGGACATCTTCAGTTACGACAAGCGGACTGTACGTCTCGACTTTCCATCCGTCTTCAGAAGGTGTGTACATCTCCCAAAGAATGATGCGATCATTCTCAGCTTCTTGAGTAATTCCCTCACGTCTATAAATCTCGTCTTGAATCTCACTTCGTAAGCCCACCGATTTGGATGGTTTACCCGAAATTGTTTTGATAAAGTCCTCATCCTGTTTGTACAAGGGATTTGCCTTATAGGAATCGACACTCGTTGAGATGATGTGAACGATGAAATCTGCATCTTTGAACTCCTTGGTATAGGAAGGAACGATGATATGGAAGGGATCAATTGCCTCAAACTCAATGCGCTTCTTGTCCTCGTTCCAAATTACCTTTGACACGCCGCGTCCGTAGAGCAACAAGTTGTCAATTACGGAAACAATCTCTTTCTGAAAGTTGGTACGCTCACGCATATTGTAATCAAACCAACGCTCGGCTGATACGGTCAGTGGTGTCAACTGCTGGCGCATCGGTACAAAGCTGGAGAGGATATCGTTGCCAATCGCGCTGTTGACGAATGAAGGCTTCAGCTTCTCAATCGCTGTGTCGATCAACTGAACATGCAAATCAGCGGCTGTAGGCCAAGGCTTGACTTTACGGCGAACACCAAAGTAACGAGCTTGATAGAACAACCGCTGGCGGTTCTCCCAAGTCTCGCGCTGGTTTAGCGCATCAATGATCCTTGTGTAATAATCTGTACGGCGAGTATCTTTAGCGTTCATTTTTGTCTTTCTCTGCTCAATTCAAATGACAGATCGTTGACGTAATGTAAAGCACGCTTTGCCCAAGCGCGTACTTTTGGATCAGCAGTACGGACAGAAGAATAGTTTTCATCTCGCATTAAAGACTCAACTGCCCCTGTTGTCTGGGTTACTGGTGTTGTTGTTGCGCAACCACCAAGACTCACCAGGCAAATCGCTGTCAATAGCTTTGCGATTCTTGCGCCAATCGTTTTCAAGGTTTTGTGTCCGCTTTTCCTTCCAACCTGGAATGATGCGAAACACGGCTGCGATGATCTCAAGGATTGCACGCAGCACAAAAGATTATTTAATATTCAGTCCGACTGTCTTGAGGAAGTTTACGATCTTTTCCAAGAACGAATCATCCGCTGGGGTCGGTGTGAGTTTGACAATGATGCGAGCTGCGAGAACGATGCCACCAACAGCGGCTACGATCTCTTGCCAATTTGCAGTAATCCAATTCCAGATATTCATAGTGTTTATCCTCCTGGGTCAAATCCAGCCATGACGGGATCGTGGGATACCATCATTTCTTGAAGTGACTTCCAAGTTGGACGCTCTATCTGAAATGTCAAGTCAAGACCGACATTTGAGCTACTGAGGCACAAGGCCAGCGCGTCAGCCCTATCGGGCGAGGCTATGCCTCTGGCACGCATTGAGTCCTTTGACTCCACGCCTAGCTTGCCCTTACTGTTGGTGATTGTGCGCCTGCAAGTCAACTGCGCGGTCAAGTCCTCATCCTCTGGCAATATAATCTCGGCATCCTCAATCTTCTTTGCCATCCCATACCACATCTCGGCAGACCGATTGGTATAGGCATTGTTGTCATACGCCGTAGCCCCAAAGTTAACGCGATTGACTACCCAGCCAGACTCAGCCAAGGCATCGCACATAACCATACCCATCCCGCTTGCGTCAGCGTAGATGTTGTTGGCTTCCAGCCCAGCCTTCTTAAACTCGACTATAAACCTTCCTACGGCTGCCATCGTGTCTTTCTCGCGCCAAGCAATCATGGGCAGGATCTTGTTTCCGTCACTTATACAAATGACGTTCTGATCGCCACCCGCTGCAAAGTCCACGCCTGCTATGCGTACACCTGGCTTGAATCTTGGTGGCGTATTGTGGCAGTTCTGTAGCTGGGTTAGGTTAATAACCAAGCTTTCAAGCCCTATGTCAACAAACTCGCCGTAGATCATAGATCGGGTTAGCGGGTGCTTCTCGCCGTACCGCTGGATTACCTCATCAATCTGAGTCTGCGTTATGTGGGGGCAGTCAAACGCTGTGACTGCGTGCTTCGACCACATATTAGCTTCCTTGGTAAACGCTCGATAGAACGCACCGCTAGTCCCGCCTGGGCTGGATGCGATTAGCAGCCTAGTTGGTTGACAGCGGCTGATAGCCTCAAACAGTGGGTCGGCTACAGTCTTGGCTTCGTCAACTACCATAAGCAATGGATGGTATTCGTGGTCTTCTGCGTGCCAGCCTTCGGCGCGCCCTGGATCAGTCGCTGAGTAGCCTATAATTCGTGATGTGTTGCCGTTTGGGTGGAGGTAGCGGATCTCGCCAGATGTGACCTCCCAAGCCCCACCAAGCTTGGCAATGTGATTGCGCAGGCTAGGCCATAGCTGGCTTTCGACTTGGCGGAAAACGCCTGCCGTAGTTACAGCGATTGAGCGCGGGTAAACGAGCGCGTGCCATATCAAAATAGCTGAAATGACGGTGCTGGTCTTGCCAGATCCGTTGGCTGCACGCAGAGCTACACGACAGTCTCTAGGCTCTAAATCGCGTAATACCTTTCTTTGCCAGTCGTAAAGATTGATGCCCAATACATTAGAGGCGAATGCAGAGGGTTTAGAGAGGTCTTCGAGTATCTCTTCTTGACTACGCTTGGGAGGCTTTGGCATGAGTGTAGGTTAAGACCTCTTTTTGTTTTGAGCCACAATAATTTGGGGGGGTATATGCGTATTAAATGGGGGCTGGGGGAGTGGAGGGGGGCGTGGTGGTAGGCGGATGCTTTGCAAGCGACTCTGCTCTAGGCTTACGAAGTTTCATTCGCTTGTGTCGAAGCTTAGGAGTTTTAGGTGTAAGTGCTTCTGGTTGTAGCGTTTCAGATTTGATACAATATTCAATTTGCGACTTATGAGCAGAAGTCGTTGCAACACAAGGCATTTGCATTTTAGGTTGTGGAAGTGTTTGCGTTTCAATAACTTCCGCCTTCTTCTCCTTCTTTCTGCCCGCGATGCCCGCGAGAAGTGAGGCCAAGTTTCCGCTGATTCCGTGGGTGACATCCTGGCTAACTTGCAGGCGGGCAGAGGGTTGTGCGTATTGAAAGATTCTCTCTGCCATCCAAGCTCTTGCTTGCCAACTTTTCTCCCCCGCAAGATTGATTGAATCGAGCAAAGAAGCCTCTAGGTCACGCCTTGCTTTTTTAAGGGCATTGTTGAACTGCTTGTTCCTTGCTTGCCAATTCTGAATGGTGCCTGGCGAAATGCCAAGAGCCTCTCCCGCTCTCTCGTAAGTTAATCCCTTGCGAACATAGGCCAAGAGCTTCTCTTGGATTTCGGGAGTGAGTGTCGAGTGTCTGCCTCCCTTGCTTGGTGCGGTGGAGTCCGCTGCTTCATCCATAAGTTTTACTTCTACCACACTTTGACTGAAAAAAAAGATATTGACTAATCCAAGCGGATGGTATAGCTTGTCGATATGCAAACAAAACACACTCTGAAAAACGCTGAAGTTGCCACGGCAAAAGATGGCAACAAGTTCAACCGCATAGCAGCGGGAGAATATGTTTGCGGCAATTATAGAATCATAAAAAGAGACGCGAAAGAATTAGGCGATGAAGACTATATATTCCCGCGCTTCGAGTGGTTTATTTATAAAGGCGAAGAGCAGGGCGCACTAGATATCGTTTCAACTCTGCGCCTAGCCAGGGAATGCGTAAAACGGGATGCAGAGATTGCAAAATGACTGACTTCATTATTGCAATCCTATTCCTCTCGCCTTGCGTTGTCTTTATGGCGTTGGGATATTTTGGTAAAAACTAAACAAAAGAAAGGAAACTACACACTATGAAAAAAACATTCAAAATTGGGGAATACGCAGTTGGCGGTATTATTGAGATTAAAATTAATAATAGCAAAACATTGGTTGAAGTTAGGAATGCAACGTGGGAAGAAAATAAAACTATTGAGGTTCGTCAATTCAGATGGGAGTTAGATAGTTTTAAACTTGAGTTGTATTTGAATGAACTCACTACTTCCTACTATGCCAGCAAAATTAGAGATTGGGTGACCATAAACGCAGGAGTGCGCAATGCATTCGTGGGGAGAAGCTAATATGATGACACTAGAACACGCGACAACGTCAACGGGTGGAGGATTCTCTCGCCCCTCTAAAATGCCTTGCCCCGCCTATTCTATTCCTGCGAGCCTTTGCAAGGTTGGCGGAAAGCTGCGGAAGGTAGAAGGATCGGTTTGCTCGAAGTGTTACGCGATGAAGGGGAATTATGGCTTTCCCGCCGTTCGCGCTGCCTTGGCTCGCCGTTTGCGCTCCCTACGCCGTTCCGATTGGGTGGATAGTATGGTTTACCTAATCGAAGCGGAAGGGAATAACTACTTCAGATGGCACGATTCGGGGGACTTGCAAAACTCAAACCATCTCAAAAAGATAGTCGAAGTATGCGAGCGCACCCCAAACGTGCGCCATTGGTTACCCACGAGAGAGGCGGGCATTCTTCAGTCGTTCATCAATAACGGCGGGAAAGTGCCTGAAAATCTAACTATCCGCCTTAGTGCGCATATGATTGACGGCGTTGCGCCGTTGCCATTGGCTAGGCGGTTAGGAGTTCAAGTTTCAACTGTAGTTACAAGCGGGAAAACTTGCCCATCCGCTGAGCAGGGGAACAAGTGTCTTACTTGTCGCGCTTGTTGGGATAGGAAGCAGGAGGTTGTTGCATATGGAAAACATTAAACACTCCTACGCCGTTTATAATTCAGTTGGCCAATTCCAGGCACGCTTTTTGACCTGGAGAAGCGCGTTACGTTGGGCAATTCGTGAAGGCATGGAATGGACTGCAGTGATTAGAAAGGAGGTAGGCGAATGAATTCTCCACAAATATATGCCTTGGGTTTGCTGCATGGTGGATTGATTGCCTTATTTATAGTCCTGGTATGGCCTAAGAATAGGCGCAAATAGTCCCGCCTTGTCTCTCCCTTTAGCACGGGGAGAGCAAAGGATGGATTAAACCGCTAGGTTTACCCAATCCAAACGGCAGCGCAGTAATGCGCGAAACTATAAAGGAAAAATACATATGAAGAAAAAGAAAATACACACTAAAAAAAGTATGCTTGAAATTATCGCGTCATATTGGCGCGGGTTAGATCAGCATATTAATACCGAATGCGGAAACCATATTGGCAAATGGTCAAGGATGGATTTAGTCGAATTGCACGAAAAAATGGGAGAGCGTGATGCGTATCACGACTTGCTGGAAGAGTTTGGATATTTTAAAAAGTAAGTCTTCCCTTGTCTTCCCCTTTAGCGCGGGGGGAGCAAAGGTAAGACCCGATAGGGTCAACCTAACAAACGGCAGCGCAGCCATTCAAACGGCGGCGCGGAACTAATAAGGAGTAAGATATATGGGCGAATTAAAGCAATCGCAAGAGAAGGAAATGGTGCACCTAGAATATGATGCCTGGAGGCAATGGGCATATGAAAGGTACGTTGATGATTGGAAACCCAACATGGGAAAGCTTAAGGATCTTGACGAGTGGCTAGGCATCTAACCTAATCCGCGCCTAAGTTCAACCCTTGGCGCAGGATTGTCTTGCAATGGCTCGCGCTTGTGAGTTATTCAAACGGAAGCTTGGCCTATAAGGACAATATAAAAATATGACAGAAGAAGAAATTATCAAAGCCTACCTTTCGCGCTTAGGTAAGAAGGGCGGGAGCGTCAAAGGATCTTGCAAGGCTCGCAAGCTTTCGCGGGAGCATTATGCCAAGGTGGGCAAGTCTCAGCGGGAGCGTTGGGATAAGTTTCGGCGGGAGCGTCAAACGGAAGCGCAGGCATCCAAGCGGTAGCGTAGTGGCCCTATAAGGGGTATGTAGAACAGCCCTATAAGGGTGCTATAAACGGCAGTCTAGCGACCAATAGAGATGCAACAGGCTTGATTGCCTAATGGATTTGGAGTTGGCCTTGGTTTCGGTTTAGGCTTTTCTTTAGTTTGCTTGCTCATCGCACCTTGGTACAACACGCCTGGAGTGGGATCCAGTAATAATTTTCTTTGGGCTGATTCCAAGCTTTTCATTTTTACTGGCAACAGATTTGGATATTAGCTCCAAGGTTTCTGGCAATAGTTTTTTGCCCGATTTAGATGAGTTGCATCCAACAC